ATACTTGCTTTAAATTTTTCTGTCCAAATATTTGGGTTTTCTTTTATTAATTGATGAAACAATTTAATCATGCTTTCAACATGGTGTGTCTCATCTCTGATAGACCAAGTAACAATTTGACACATTCCCTTCATACGTCCATACCTTTGAAAGTTAAGAAGCATAACAAATGATGCAAACAACTGTAAGCCTTCACCAAATGCAGAGAAACAAGCTATCTCTCTAGCTAATCCTTCTAATCCTTTACCTTTAGATGTAAACAAATATTCGTGTTTATTAGCCATCTCTTTGTATTCTTGAAATGCTTTATATTCTTTATCAGGTAAACCAATAGTATCATTTAATAATGAATAACTATGTGCATGATTAGCTTCACTGGTTGCTATAGAAGACAACATCATTCTAATTTCTGGTGCTTTAAATTTAGGTATATACTTATCTAAATAAGCTTGTGCTATATCAACATCCCCTTGAGTAAAAAACTTTAATATTTGTCCTATAAGATTTTTTTCTTCTGGTGTTAATCTTTCATTCCAGTCTCTCACATCCTCGTGTAATGGTACTTCACTTGGAAGCCAATGCATTTTTTGCTGCATGTCGTATGCTTCAAAAGCCCACCCATAATCAAATGGCTTGTAGTAAGTTCGTTTGTCAAATAAACTCATATCTTTTTTTCTAACTCCTTAATGTAATCTTCTTCTTCTTTTGGTAACTCTTCTTTAGTTTTATCTTTACCAAATATACTATCCCAATTTTCTTTAAACTTTTTAGATGGAATATGTTTTCCGTCTCTTATTTTATAACTATTAAAACCCATGATATAATTCTACTCCTTCTATAATAATTATGATTAATAACTCTATGGCTAAGATAGTATGATATACTGTCCATAGCACAGATTGTTTTGCTTTCTTTTTTTGTTTTTTCTTTTTTAATGGTTTATAATTAACACCATCAAATAAACTACTGTCTGTCATTTTGTTTTCCTTTATATGCAATCACATATTGTATTAGCTAACGCCAGTATAAATACATAACTTATATATCCACCTAACAAACTAGCTAAGATTATGTTAGTCCAACCCCAACTTTTAATTAATTGTTTTATTTTTTTCATTATCCCTCACAGGCTAGACAATCAGCTTCTGGTATAATTGTTCTTTCTATTTTTTTTGATACTAACTCAGCACGTTTAATTGCTTCTGAACGACAGTAATACAAAGTTTTTAACTTCTTCTTCCATGCTAACATGTGTATGTCATGTAATTCTTTAATGTTAACATCAGCAGGCACAAACACATTAACTGATTGTCCTTGACAAATATGTTTTTGTCTGTCTGCTGCATGTTCAATAATCCATTGCTGATTAATTTCTATTGCTGTTTTAAATATATCTTTTTCATTATCAGATAATTCATTTAAATGTAAAACAGAACCTTTATTAGCTAAAATAGAAGTCCATGTTTTTTCATTGTTAATACCTTTTTTATCTAATAATTTTTCTAAGTATTTATTTTTAACTAGAAAAGAACCTGACATTGTTTTTTGTACATATGCATTTGCTCTGTATGGCTCTATAGATGGTGATGTTGTACCACAAATAATAGAACTAGAAGCATTAGGTGCTATTGCTAACAGGTGTGCATTACGCATACCAGTTCCTTCCATGTCTGGAGCTTCACCTCTTTTTACTGCTAGTCTTTTACTTTCTTCCACAGCTTGTTCTTTAATGCTTTTAAATATTTTCATGTTTAATGATTTAGCAAGTGCACCTTCAAACGCTATACCTCTTGATTGTAAGTATGCATGAAAACCCATAGCACCTAAACCTAAACTTCTTTCACTGTTTGCACTAAACTTAGCTCTGAACAATTCATCAGGTGCTTTGTCAATAAAATATTGTAGTACATTATCTAAGAACCTAATTAAGTCAGGTATAAATAAACTATTGTTCTTCCATTCATCATATTTTTCTAAATTAACAGAAGACAAACAACAAACAGCTGTTCTGTTTTCATCAGTAGCTAGTGTTATTTCTGTACACAAATTAGAATGATTAACTTTTAATCCTAATTTCTTTTGTGTTTCAGGTAATGCATCATTTACTGTATCAATAAATGAAACATAAGGCTCACCAGTGGCAACTCTTGTTTCTAATATTTTTAACCACAAATCTCTAGCTGATACTGTACGTACTACAGCTTTTGTATGAGGGTCAATTAAATTCCAACTGTCATCATACGTAGGTTCTTTAATACAATTATCTATTAACTGCATAAAGTCATCAGAAATATTTACACCATGATGTAGGTTAAGACATTTTCTATGCACATCACCACCACTAGGTTTTCTCATTTCTAAAAATTCTATTATCTCTGGATGTGATATATCCATGTATGCCGCATAACTTCCACGTCTTGTTTTACCCTGAGAGAACGCAAGTATCTCACTGTCAACTACGTGTAAAAAAGGTATTGAACCTGAAGACTGTGAACCACCAGAAGTTTGTGTTCCATCACTTCTTACATGTCCCCAATAACCACCGATACCACCACCAACAGAAGCAAGCCAAGCGTTTTCTGTATAGTGTCCTGTTAATCCTTCTCTACTATCACCTACGTAATTTAAGAAACATGAAATAGGCATACCTCTTTTACTACCGGCGTTAGACAAAACAGGCGTAGAATACATAAACCAAAGTTTAGATGCATAATCATATATACGCTGTGCCATCTCATCATTATCAGAAAAAGCTTTTGCTGCTCTCATAAATCCTTCTTGCGGTGATGTTTCTTCTGGTAATAAATATCTATCTTTTAATGTTGTCTTACCAAAATCAGTAAGTAAATCATCTCTTTCTACATATATTTTCATGTTCTTTTATTTGCGCCTTTATTGTTTTATAAAATGGTTTAGCTTCATTAATTTTGTCATACCATTTCTTTTTGTTTTCTTCTGTTGGGTTCTTATCGTGTTGTATTTTTAACTCATTCGCTTGATACGTTATCAGTGACAAGTGGTGCATCTTTTACCTTCGGTACTCCTTCTTTTTCTATAATAAAATCAATATATTGTTTAGCTTTCTTTAAGTCTTCAATACCATGTCCCTTATATCTCCACCTAGAAATATATTTTATAACGTTACCTTCGCAGTACGTAAGGTCATTTTGTATGATATAATCTATAGGTTCTATACCACCTTTATTATAGTGTAACGGTTTTTTTATATTGTCCATAATTTTACTTCTCCTGTTTTTTTATTGTAATCGCCATGTCTTAGTATACGTGCAACTCTAGCTTGTTGTAAAGCTTCAGCCTCTGTATACCCTTTATCTACGTAAATCTTTTTGACTATTTTCCATAGGTCTAAAAGGGGAACGTTAGTGTATTTCTTAATTAGCTTTTCAGCAGTCTTAATTCCAACACCTTCTATGCCATCATAGCCATCAACTTTATCACCTGTTAAAGTTTGTATCATAAACCAATAGTCAGCCATCCGCTCAGGTATGTGTTCTACGGTCACTGCATCTTGTGATAATTTACAAGGCACTGTTCGTAAGTCTTTATCTATACTAACAACAATACGTTCTTCATCTACAGGTTCTGTAGCCATAATACCCATAACATCATCTGCTTCTAAGTTCTTCCATATAACTCCGTTATGTTTTTCTAACACATATTCTCTCAAAGCTTTTAATGTAATTGGTTTACGTTTATCTTTTCTATTGTTTTTGTATGAAGGCAATACATCTTTTCTAAAATTACTGCTGTCTGTTAAAGCAATAACATAGTCATCAGCTTGTAAGCTTGCACCTAAGTCATCTATAACTGCATCTACATCAGCTTTACATAAAGTTTCATCACAGTGTAGTGTCCATAAACCGTCACCCCAGTCTGTTTCTACTTCATTATTAAGTGCTATCTTATATAATAAAATATCACCATCAATTAAAAGTACTCTTTTTAGTTTCATGTTTCTCCTATATATCAAATGTTAATAAATCTTCTTTTGGAATTATGTGTCCTTTACTTGTCCAGTTATCGCCCCCCTTCTTAATAGGGTACTTAACCATAAGTTTTTTAAGATGTGCTGTTGGTATTAAAACCCAAACTTGGTCAGTCCTGTCTTGTGTCCATAAACAAATAGCATAGTTTCTTGATTGTGTTGTATTAATACCAGAAGGTTTACCTCTACTTTCTGTTTCAATATAAACGTTACCTGTTTTCTGACACAGCCTATCAGTTTTACATTCTATCTTACCTTCTACTGCTTCTTGAAACTCATTTTCGTATTGTTGTCCAAACTTTAAATCTTTATCAAAGTGAGGTTGTGCTTTAGTGTGTTTCACTCCAGTTGTCTCCTATCTTATATTCACCAGTTAGCGGAAGTCTTAAATTAAAATACTTACCAGTGTCTTCTATTGCTTTTACGGCTAATTGCCCGACTTGTTCAGCATCTTTTGCAAGACACTCTACTTGTATTTCGTCATGTACCCACACGACTTGATGTGCTTCAGGTATTTTCTTAATAACTTTATCAAACTCTACTAACCATTGTTTACACACTAAGGCTCCGGACGATTGAAGCAAAGTATTTAATGCAGCATGGCTTGAACGTACTTTAACACGTCTCTTATCAAGACCTACTAAGTAACCACGTTCAGCTGCTTGCTGTACATTTTCAATTAGTTTGTTTAATGCAGGTAAATTGTTTAAGAAACGTTTCTTTATTTTAGATGCTTCTGCTACAGTTTTATTTGTAACTGATGCAATTTTTTTAACACCACCACCGTAAAGAAAACAGTAGTAAAAACGCTTGGCTAAGTCTCTGCTATCTAACCCTGCTAATGTTTTTGTTTCAGAGTGTATGTCACCATCTAAAACAACTTTAGCATAGTCGCCATTATCATACTTAGCCATGTAGTGAGCCAACATTCTCACCTCTAAACCTGAGACATCAATGCCTACAAGTTTTTTACCAGTTGGAACCGTGAATAATGCTCTACACTCTTTACCATACTGAACACCGACACTTGGAATTTGTGCCATGTTTGGGTATGAGTGTGTTGCACGAGCAGTTACTGTAGAATTAGTATTGCAAGTGCCATGTATTTTATTATTTTTTTCATGTTTTAACCAAGCTTGAGCACCAGTTGCTAATTGTCCTATTCTTTTATCTAATAAAAAGTGCTCGCATAATATTTTAGCTTCAGGATATGGTAAACTTTCTAAAATAGTTTCATCTAACTTAGGCTTACCATCATCAGTATAAACTTTAGGTTTCCATCCGTGTATTTTAATTAATCTATCTGCAATATGTTGTCTGCTAGATGGATTAAAGATAATAGTTTTTTCTTTGTAAAACACTTCACCTTTAACATATCCTCTAGCTTTGTTATTTACTTTTGGTATAAAAGGTATGTGTTCTTTTTCAGGTGGAAACATTACTTGTAACTTATATTCTATTTCCATTCTTCTACCATTTAATTCTGAATAAAGTTTTTTAGCTTCTTCAGTATTAAAACTAAAACCATGAACTTCTTGATTGTAAATTAATTGTGCTACTGAGTGTTCTAAATCCATAGCTTGCTGAGAATATTTCATATCTTCATGTATCATTTTATGAAGATTATAAGTTACTTCTACATCTTGCTTACAATATTCTAGCATCTCAGGTGTAAAAGTTTGCCAGTCTGTATCAAACTGTGCTTTGTAGTTACCTATTCTATTTCCCCATGCTTTTAAACTGTGTCTTCCTATACAATCTTTGGGAAAATCTTTACGTTGAAAATCTTTTTCTTTTACATCTGGAAATAACAATCTTGTTGCTACAAGTGTGTCAAAAATTTTTGCCTCAGTTTTAAAGGTAGGATATAATTTTTTTATTACAGGTAAATCAAACTTTATGATATTGTGTCCTATAATTTCTTTTGCCGTAGATAATTTATCTAATGCTTCATCAACTGATAAAGACAAAAACTTATTGGTGTCTACATCTTTTAAAACTAAACAATGTATTTTAGTACAGACGTTAAGAAATCCATCAGTTTCTATGTCAAATATGTATCTCATATTTTTAATACTTTCTTTTTAATAACATTAATAGTTGGTATAACAGTCACATTACCAACGTCACCTAGTGTACCATCATCTTCAAAGTTTATGTCACCACATAAAATGTGGACATTCTTGTCTTGTTTTATTAACCAACCAGTACTTATACAAATAGTTGGTGTACTTGTTTTTGCTTTTTCTAATGACATCCAAGAAGCATCAGAGTTTATATCAAGCCAATGACATAAAACAAATTTAGCGTCTAATGTTTTTTTAGTTATTGTAGGTAGTTTCATAATTAATGTATGTGTTTGTGTATTTTTATATCTACGTTCCATGCTGCATCTTCACCATTCATAGCAAGTGCCATTAATGCATCTTGTAATAATGATGCTGAACTATCTTTAGCAACATGTAATACTACAGGTGTTGAACTTTCTTTTGCTTTTTTAACAGCAGCTAAAACATAAAATGTCCAAGATACTGTGTCTTGTTTTGCTTTTCTTTTTCTAATAGGTAATTTAGAAGTCATTAATAGTCTCCGCTTGTACTTCAGTTAAACAACCAGTGTCTAAATCATATCGTAAACTACAAGCTTTACCAGTCTCACCACTAAATCTATTTTTTAAAACATTGACTTGTGCAATATTATCTTCAGCTTGTAAGTCTCTGGACAAGGCTAATACCATGTCACTTAACTGAGCAATACTTTGACTGCCTCTTAAACTATTCATAGATACTTGTACTCCATCTTCATAACCTTTGTTACCA